GCGCCCCTGGCAGAAACAGATCCTCAACGACCTCTACGAACTTGACGAGAACGGGCTACGGAAACACCGGCGCGCCCTCATTGGGCTGCCCCGCAAGAACTCCAAGTCGCTCCTCGGCGCTGGCATCGCACTCTTTGGCCTTGTCGTGGATGAGGTCGGAGCCGAGGTCTATGCCGTCGCAGGCGACCGCGCTCAGGCGCGGATCGTCTTCCGCGAGGCTGCTCGGATGGTAGAACTAGATCCGATCCTCTCGCAGCGCCTACGGGTGATGCGCGATGTGATTGAGATGCCGTCCACCGGCTCCGTCTTCCGCGTCCTCTCAGCCGACGCCTCCCGCGCCGAGGGCTTGAACCCCAGCACGGTGGTCTTTGACGAGGTGCATATCCAGCCTGACGACAGGCTATGGAACACGATGAACCTCGGCTCTGGTACACGAAAGCAGCCGCTCATCGTCGGCATCACGACGGCTGGCAGCCGCACGGATAGCCACGGGCAAGACACGGTGTGCTACAAACTCTGGCAATACGGGATGCGGCTCAAGGCAGGCGAGATCGCCGATCCCTCCTTCTTCTTCCGTTGGCACGGCGCTCCTGAAGGAGCGAATCACCTTGACCCTAAGGTCTGGGCCGAAGCCAACCCCGCCTTCGGCGACTTCCTCCACCCGTCTGACTTTGAGTCGGCGGTGCTGAGCATCCCAGAGGCAGAGTTTCGCACCAAGCGAATGAATCAGTGGGTGACGGCGGCAACCGGCTGGCTACCAGGCGGCGCCTGGGATCGGCTCGCAGGTGAGCGCCAGATCCTTGATGGCGAAGAGATCGTCATCGGGTTTGACGGTTCGTTCAGCGGCGACTGCACGGCGATGGTTGGCTGCACGAAGGATGGCTTCATCCAGCCGCTCGCTCTCTGGGAGCGCCCGATAGAAGACCCACATTGGCAGGTGCCGATGGACGAGGTTGAAGCGCGGATGTACGACCTCTGCAAGAAATACCAAGTGCGCGAGATCAGCGCTGACCCCTACCGATGGGCGAGAACCCTGCAAAAGTGGGAGACCGACGGCTTGCCGGTGGTGCTCTACCCGCAGAGTCCAGCCCGAATGGTGCCCGCCTGTGCCGCCTTCTACGAGGCGGTTACGCAGGAGACCGTGACCCACAACGGAGACGCGGCGATGAGCCGGCACCTAGATAACTGCTCTGTCAAGATTGACCGCTTCGGCCCTCGTATCGTCAAGGAGCACCGAGGCTCACCGCGAAAGATTGACCTCGCCGTGTGCGCGGTGATGGCGTATGATCGTGCCCGCTACCACGCACAAACGCCGGCGGCACCTAAAGCAGCGGAGTTCATCACCCTATGAAATCAACCACCCTAGAGTTGTCGGGCATCGTCCTTGTCATCGCAGGTCTCTGGCTCATTGAGCCGCTGAGCCTGATCGCTGCATTGGGTGCCGTCCTTGTCGCTCTCGGCTATACCTGGAGGGACTAAGTGAGCATCCTGCGTCGCGTCTTCACCTCATCCGAGCAGCGATCATTGACGCTGCAAAACCTCACGCCGCTCGCCTTTGACAAGGTGCCCTTCCTCGGCAACCGTGAGGTTGACCAGAAGGCGGCGCTTGGACTCACGGCGGCATACGCCAGCATCCGGCTGCTCGCCGATGTTGTCTCGTCCTTCCCGCTTGACGCCTACCGCCGCGACAACGGCATCCGACGACCGTATCGTCCAGCCGGTGCGAAGCCGTCGTGGATGCTCACGCCGATCCCTGACGAGCCGACCTACACGATCAACCAACTCATCAGCGAGATCGTGGTCTCTCTTTACACTGATGGCAACGCCTTCATCTACGCGCCCCGCGACGAGCGCGGTGAGGTTCTTGAAGTGCGCGCCATTGACCCGCGCCGCGTGGAGATCTACCGCGAAGGCCGCGAGATCAAATACAAGATCCACCAGGGGCAGAACCAGCCGACAGCGGTCTATGGTCAGGAGACGATCCTGCACATCCCGCTCATCGCGATGCCAGGCGAGTTGCGAGGGATCAACCCGATCCACCAACTGCGCGTCTCTCTCGCGCTCGGCTTGACGCTTGAGGACTACGCCAGTTCGTTCTTCCGCACCGGCTCTACGCCAACCGGCATCATTGAGGTGCCGACCGACCTGACCAAAGAGCAGGGCGAGCAACTCAAGGCGGGTTGGGCACGCCATCACAGCGGGCAGAACATTCACACGCCAGGCGTCCTCACAGGCGGCGCGACCTTCAAGGCGCTCACCTTCCGACCTGAAGACGCACAACTTCTCGCCTCTCGCCAGTTCACGGTTGAGGAGATCGCCCGCATCTTCCGCATCCCACCAAATCTCTTGCAGGTCACGACGCCAGGCGCAATGTCCTACAACAGCGTGGAACAGCAAAACCTCGCGTTCGTGCAATATACTTTGCGACCGCTCGTGGAGATGATTGAGCGACCGCTGAGCACGCTGATCCTCTTGCCTGACGCCTTCGTCAAGTTCTCAATGGACTCCATCCTGCGCGGCACGACGAAGGATCGCTACGACACCTACCGAGTCGGCCTGCAAGAAGGCTGGCTCAATGTGAACGACATCCGAAAGTTTGAGGACTTCAGTCCGATTGACTCAGGGGACTCGTACCGAATGCCGCTGAATGAGGCCGATGCAGAGACCGCGATGCTCTCCACGAAGGTGGACATTGTTGCGAAACTCGTGCAGGCTGGCTTCGCGCCAGAGGCTGCCGCACGGCTTGTCGGGATCAAGGTGGCACACACCGGCGCAGCACCAGTCACCGTTCAGCAAATGAGCGCGCCAGACGACGAGAACGAGAAGCGTGAAGTTGTCCAGCCGATTATCAATGTCACCGTTCCGACGCCTGAGGCGCGTACGCGCCGAGTAGAGCGCGACGAGAGCGGCAATATCACCGCAATCGTAGAGGAGTAGACCGATGGCACTGACCGCAACGACACGCAACACGATGCTCGGCACGATCACGAGCAATGTCACGCACTTCAGCCTGCACACCGCAGATCCAGGCACCGCTGGCACCGCAGAGGTCACAGGCTCGCCCTACACCCGCGAGGGTGCATCGTGGGCAGCGGCTTCAGGCGGCACCGCAGCGTCAAGCGCTGAGGTCGTCTTTGATGTGCCAGGCTCCACGACGATCACGCACATTGGCTATTGGTCAGCATCCACCGCAGGCACCTTCTACGGAAGCCGCTCGCTGGATGCTCCGCAGACCTACGCCACGACGGGAACCTACACGCTCGCCAGCGGGAACATCACCGAATCTCTGACCTAACCAATGGCGACGGGCCGTTGGCAACCAAGCGCCACGAAGGGCGCGATCTGGGATGCATACGAATGGGGTCTAGGGCCTGAAGCCGACGGCATCGTCGCTGGCGTCACAACCAGCGCAGGCTTGGCGAGTGGACGCGAGGGCGACCGAGGCGTCATCACCGGCATCACCACGAGCACGGCAAGCGTGCTGGGCGTGCTGCGAATCGCAGCCTCAATCAGCGGTGTCACCGACAGCGTGGGCACGGCTCAGGGCACGAAGCCAGGCGCGACATCGCGCCCAGGCTACTACCCGCAGCGCCCAGTACCAGTCTTCAAGCCGCAGCCGATCGCCTTCAAGGGCGAGGTCTTCGCATACTCCTTCTCTCGCGGCGCTGCTCGCGGCGCTCAGGGCTTGGCGGGTCGCGCGATCAGCGCACCGCTCACGACCGAGGGTCGGGCTACACGCTCCGCGTGGGGATACGCAGGGCGCATCAAGGCAGCGAGCCACACCAAAGAGTTGCGGGTCAGAGGCTGGGGACGCACGAACGAAGAGCGACGACGCGAGGAAGATCTCCTCGTGCTCAACTTGAGGTGAACTGATGAGTTTCCGAGCAGTTGAAGTGACTATTGGCACAGCAGCCATTGCGATCGCAACCGCAACAGAAAAAAACACGCACGAGATTACGCTCGGCAATGAGTACAATAAGACCATCTATGTCGGCGGCGCGGCGGTCGCAATCGGCGGTGGCTATTCAATCCACAAAAATGTGCCAGTCACGCTCAAGATTGCCAATGGAGATATTCTCTATGCAATCTCCTCAACCGCCAACTCTGATCTTCATATCTACGACTTCCAGGTTGATCCATAATGTCTATTGAAATCTTTGACATTGACGGCACGCTCACAACGAGCGGAGACACGCCGCGAGAAGATTTGATCGCCTACCTCAAGAAAGACGAGGAAGAAGGCAATCGGATCATCATCGTGTCAGGTCGCGCGATCTCACGCCTCGCTGAGACAGAGCGCTGGCTGGAAGAGAACGGAGTGCCGTACTCAGAGATTCACCTCAACGATTTCAGCGAGACTCCAGGGCCGAATGTCGTAGAGGCGTTCAAGGCGTTCAAGTATTCCAAACTCCTTGAGCAGTATGGCGATGAGATCGGGTACCTCGTGGACAATGATGCCGATGCGCGTGAGGCAGCGCAGGGGATGGGCATTGAGGCGTACACGGTGGACGAGTATCTCGCCAAAGAAGCCGAAGAGTATGGCCCTATGGGTGGAGAAGAAGAGCGCGCTCCGATCAACCCTGACGGCTACAAGCCGACACAGGAGATGCAGGAAGAGGCGCAGCGCGGCCTAGATTGGCGCGCTGAGTTCGGACGCGGCGGCACCCTCGTGGGCGTGGCTCGCGCACGAGACATCGTGAATGGGCGCAACCTACCGTTTGAGACGGTGGTGCGAATGCGCTCGTTCTTCGCACGACACGAAGTGGACAAACAAGGTCAAGGATTCAACCCCGGCGAAGACGGCTATCCGTCCGCTGGCAGGATC